GCATAGTTCAATAATTCAAACATTAGAAGTAAAGGGGTACTGTGAAATAGTTACCAAACTTTTCTTTCAAATGTGGGTATAATTAAACAGGCTTATGGACAGCCTGACACTACCAAATAGTAAATTAATGGCAATTAAGGCTTGGGGTAGAAAAACAAATCCATAGGGACATAGGATGCATCCTCATTGTTTCAAACAATTATGGGACCAAATGGGAAATGCCGTGGGATAAGTACAAAAAGACCAAAAAAGCCAAAAAGGGCAAAAAACAGGCTTCAAAAAGGGGCCGTAAAAGCCGAAAGGGCAAGGTAGGCAGGGATAGGTATGGCTCAAAATGAGTGATCCTGCTAAACACGCAGGGAACAGGAATGGTGATGGAACCTTTAAGAAGGGTCAATCAGGTAATCCCAAGGGCAGGCCAAGGAAGGGTCTTGCCATTGCTGACATACTGAATGAACTGGGGGACAAAGAAATCAGTGAGGACCAAACACAAAGAGAAGCTGTCCTTGCAAGAGTTTATGATCAGGCCATGGATGGTGACTTGAATGCTACAAAATTTATTGCAGATAGAACTGAGGGGACCAGTGTTCAAAGGATGGCTGTGACCACCAATGAACCAATTCAAGTAATGAGAATAGTGGAACCAAAAGAATGAATCAGAAGTTTGGAAATTTATATGCGAGGGTTTTAGTCGTATTTGGAATATGGACAGCCTTTGCATTTGTGTATAGGATAGGATGGTAATGAAAAAGAAATTTGATATTCAAGGAGCAATATGGGCCGGGATGGGAACACTCATCATTGGTTTGACTGGATGGCTAATGACAACAACCTTGGGAGTGGACAAGGATCAGGATGTGATGGAAGTCAGGCTTGGCCATGCTGAAGAAAATTATGACAGGCTGAGATTGGATTCACCTGCACACTCAATGGACACATGTCCAGTTTGCATGCACATGAAACTTGGGTACAAGTAAAGTGTTTAAACAGGGTACGAGTGGAAATAAAACTGGATGACATCAGATGGTCCATTCTAAATCATCCGGCCAAAGTAAAAGTGCTTTGCACTGGGAGAAGATGGGGCAAGTCAGTTTTGTCAGCAGTGTTTCTACTCCACCAACCTTTTGCATCAGGGGAGAGAAGGGTCTATATAAGCCCATACTATCGGCAGTCAAAGCTCATTATGTTTCCCTTGATGAAGGAACTGATGTTGTCATTTGGAGAAGTAAAGATTAATGAAACAGAACTATCATTCAGATTTGCAAATGGGGCTGAATTGGCACTCAAGGGTGCTGATAATCCTGACAGCCTTAGGGGAATTAGTTTAGGACACAATGGAAGCAATGGAGTTGTAATTGATGAAATGGCATATTGCAAACAGGGTTTCTTTGAGGAAATAGTCATGCCCATGCTATTAGATCACAATGCCAAAGCTCTGCTATGCTCCACTCCAAGCGGATATAATCACTTTTATAATTACTTCCTCAATGGTGAGCCGGGTGGCAAAGCCAATTGGAAGTCATGGCAGTTTAAAACAGTTGAACATGGAATGATCCCAAAGGAAGCTGTCCTTGAAGCAAAGAAAAATATGACCAAGGACCAGTATCAGCAGGAATTGGAGGGGGACTTTCTCACTACTGGAAACAAGGCTGTGTGGAACTTTGACAGAAACATTCACCTGAAGGAAATCATTGACATGCCACCCACTTTGTTTTGGGGACAAGATTTCAATATTTCGACCATGGCCAGTGTCCTCATGGGAGTTTATACAGATGGAACTTTGGTGGCCATTGATGAGATTGCTTTGACTAATTCAAACACTGAGGAAATGGCAAGGGCAATGAAAAGGAAATATCCAAGTGTCACAACCACTTTCCCTGATCCTGCCGGGAAAGCAAGAAGCACAACGGCAAAGAACAACAGAAGTGATCATGCAATTTTAAGGGAATATGGATTTAATGTAAGGGCCAAGACAAAGGCCCCACTTCAAAAGGAAAGGCTGTATTCTTTGAATCGGCTTTTAATGGACTCTGAGGGGCAGATCAAGATGACAGTATCACCTAAATGTGTCAACCTGATCCGGGATTATGAATTGGTTCAAAGGGATAAGAATGGAAACATTGATAAGACAGACATCTCATTGTCGCACTTCCTTGATGCTTCCTCATATTACATTGACTTGGTCCACCCGGCCTACAAGAGAACACACACCACCTTGGAGTTTTAAATGATTATTCCTGACCTTTCAAAAGAAACAATTGTATCATCCATCAAAAAGGAATTGGACAGGATTGAAACTGAAAGATGGCAAGAGATTGAAATGTTTCTTGATTATTATGAGAACACAGAAACAGAGAAATACATTGCACCCTATTTTGATTCAGGGACACTCAAAAGCATTCCATTATTCACACAGTCCATTGTCAGAAGATTCGCTCAGGCCAGATCATTAGTTTACGGCAAGGGCGAGCCGGAAAGACATGTGGATGAAAGATATTCAGATTACACAAAACAACTGAATCAGAAATGCAGACAGCTTGAGGAGCTTACTTTTCTACTCGGAAATATGTGCATAAAGACCCACTACAATCAGGACAAGCAACAGCTAAGGTGGGACCTGATTCCATTTTACCACTGCTTTTGGGTGAATGGGGAATCAGAGCCGTCAGCTATTTTGTACCCCATTCAGATGCATGGGTACAACAGACTGGAGAATGAACTATATGCCTTTTGGAGCAAGGAGGAGGATGGCCAACAGGGCTTTCATTTCTTGGTTGATACAAGGGGAAACATCCATCATGTAAATGATCAGGACCTCAACCCCTATTCACAGCTTCCCTTCACTATGACCCGGAGGAGTCCAAGGGTCCGGGATTATTTCTCAGGGAATGCAAAGGATGTGGTGGAGTGTTCAAAGCATTTGGACTTGGCCATGACTGAGTTGGCTTTGGCTGTACGGATGGGGGCAACAGGTGGTGTCAAATGGATCAGTGGATTGGATGTAAACCCAAGTGAGCCAATCACCATTGGAGTGGACAAGGTGCTTGTGCTTCCAAGTGATACTCAATTCAATATGACACAACCATCAGGTGGCCTAAAAGAAATCATTGACACAACAAAATTTTTCATTGAATCAGTAGCATCCAACAATCATTTAAACATCAGGTTTGCTGATGTGGGTGGGAATCCAGTCTCAGGTGAAGCCCTCAAGATCATGAACATTGAAAACATTGAACAAAGAGAAGCCAGTGTTGAAGATATTTGGAGACAGTTTGAGAATGAAAGATATGAAGTGGACAGGATTGTTTTGGAAAAGGATGCAGGTGTGAAGCTATCAGAAGACATCTATGTGGATTTCCCGGAGATTGCCTTTCCTGTGGACAGCCTGACTGAACTTTCTATCCTTGAGAAAAAGAAACAAATGGGAATAATTACACAGAAAGAACTTTTATTGCATTTTAACCCGGATGCTGATGAAGCTGAATTGAATGAGAAACTGGGAGAAGTAAAGGCTGAGAAGCAGGAGGAGTCAGATATGGCCACACCACCTGAACAAAAAGGAAGCCTTGTTGAAAGGCTTATAAATGCCTAATGCCAATAACAAAAGACTTTTTTGATGAGTTTTATGATGACATTGACAAAATGGGAATCAGGTTGTTTGATAACATCCAAAAGATGGGTGAAGCAATTGAAGGCTTCAGTGAAACTCAATTGGTCCGGCTTGCAAGGGAATTGGATTTCTTCAATGAACTTCAGGAAATGGGATTCAACACCTCATTTGAAAAGCTCATGCAAGGTTATGATGCAGAAGCTGAAGGGATTCTCAAAGATATGCAAAAGGTGGTCCAAGCAAGAACAGCCGGGACCGGGGCAGAGATTTTACTTTCCACAGCCAACACTGAAAGGATTGCAAACCAATTGGAAATCCTCAGGGATTTGGATGGTGAAGTGATGCTTGGACAATTCAAAGTTGAAACAGCAAAGCTCAAGACAGAATTGATGAGGGGTATAATTGCCGGAGAACCTGCCGGGGTAGTTGGCAAAAGACTGAGTGCTGAATGGGTGAATGCTGATGGGGTCCCAACCTTGATTGGAGAAAGAGCAAGAATGATTGCAAGGGATTCCTTTGGACAGTTCTCACAGACTGCCACTTTCAATGTGTTTAAACAGTCTCCAAATCAGCTTTTCAGATACCTTGGAAGCAAGGACAAAAAGAACAGGCCATCATGCAGGTACTTCATAGACAATCAGAAAAACAAAAAGGGTTGGACCCGGAAAGAGATTGAAGACACGGCCAAGGCCATGGGGCAAGGCAAACTCCCATTGCCAGTTTATAACAACAAAAGGAAAGTGTTTGTGGCCAAATATCAAAAAGCAGAATTTACATTGGACAGAACTGGAGGACCAAATTGCCGTCATGAGTTTCGCCCAATGGGATCAAGAAAGCCAAAAGACTGATGGCAAAGCAAAGAGCATCAGATATTCCAATTTTTTCCAAACAGTACATGGAGGAGCTTGGGGAGGTTATGGCAGGCAGGATTGTCCATGATGCAGACCGGGGAGTTTTTCAGAACAACACAAAGTCACATAAATATAAGTCAGCAGAATACAAGGCCCGGAAAAAAGCAGGGACTGCTGTCAGTGGATCAACAAGTGCAGACACGCACACAAGTTTTGTCAACATGAGGTTGACAGGGGACACGCTCAAAAAGATTGGGGCAGTGGCCACAGGCAAGGGCTTCGCCATCACATTTGACAATGGTGAAATCATCACTGGTAATGCAAAAAGAGGTTATGACCTCTATGGATTATCAAATAAGAATTTGAGCTTCCTTGCAACAAACCTTGAAACTGAGATTGAAAGAAAGATCAGAAAGTATGAAGCTGATGATCTTGACATCAAACTTGGGAAATAAATAAAAACAAGGAGAACATCATGTCAGAAGATGTAAAAATGGACCAAGGCAGTGAGGAAACTGCCGTAGAACAAACCTCACAAGAACCCACCTCACAAGGTGTCAAAAGTGTAAGTGATTCAATACCTTACGCAAGATTCAGTGAAGTCAATTCACGGAGGAAAGAAGCAGAAGCCGAGTTGGAAAAATACAAGGCCAAAGCAGAAGCCAAAAGAAAGTCCCAACTTGAAAAGCAGGGGGAGTACAAATCTCTGCTTCAGGAAACTGAAAAAGAGTTGGAGCAAGTCAAACAAAAGGCTTCAGCATGGGAATCTTATGAATCACAAAAAAGAGAACAGCTTATGAAAGCTGTTGATTTTAATGAACGGCAACAAAGGATTGCTTCCAAGCTCGACTTGGTTGAATTGGAATCTTATGTTGCTGACTTAACAGAACAAACTTCAAATGTAGTTGTGACTGACCACTCAGTCCCCTCCACTGGTATGTCAAACTTGACTGGTAATCCATTCAAGAAAATGAACAGTGATGAAGTCTCAGAAAACTGGGACCAAATCATTTCAAAGTACACGGCCAAAGGGATCAAGGGTCAGGGATAACTATATAAGAGGAAAGGAAAAGTGTCTTAATGGCGAATACTACAATTTCCACCTCAACTCAAAATAAGAGGGCCATGCTCGCAGATGCAGTTTTGGCTTCTATGGAGAGACAGATGGTGTGGGAAAATACAGTTGACACTTCTTTTAGTTCATTGGTATCAGGTGGTGGGGGCCAAGTCCTCACTATTCCAAAGCACACCACTCCCTCAGCAGGTTCTAAATCTGCCGGGTCTGATGTGACTTACAGTGCTGACACCCATGGTGCAATCACCCTCACAGTTGATCAACATAAATATGTTGCAAAA